GTGGATCTTTGCTGATGGTGATACCTGGGGTGAAGGTCTGGCCAAGAAGTTGTCGGATGGTATGGGCGATAAGCTACGAATTATCAAGATGCCAGACGGCGAGGATGTTAACTCTATGGTACTCAAGTTTGGTAAGAGTGCCTTGTTGAAGGGAATTGGGCATGAGTGATTTTTCTTTCCTGGTAGAACCAGGTAGGTCTGTTGTCATCAAGGCGGGTAAGTACATCGGTGAAGTGGGCCGTGTTGCTACTTGGGATGCCATGATGGAGAAGTGGGAGATTGATCTAGGGGGACTTTCCACCTACAAGGACGTCGATGAGATCGAACCCATGTTTACCATGGACCAGGTCATCAATGTGAAGATTCAAGAGCAGGCATCTGGGTCTGACATCATGGACAAGCTGAAGGGATTCGGTCTTTCTTCTGAAGAGTTGGCTGAGTATGCTCAACAGTTTATTACTGACTGCACTAATCGAATCAAGGGTGTGGGCAACCAGCAGTATTCTGAAGGTGGATATCAGAAGTTTGAAGTGATGGACCTGGATGACCTGTTTGAGTACATTGAAGAGGAACTCAGGGACATTCCGAATTACTTGACCATGTTGTTCATTCGTATCAGGCGTCTTCGTGAGGCACTGAAGGCTGTAGACATTATCCCAGACGAAGAGGAGATTGCTAGTGAATGAAGACCGTGAGGTTGTTGTGGTAGACGAGTTTTACGGAGCTGTTCTGTTTGTCCTGGAGGCAGGTGGCGTACAGATTCACCTTGATCAGAAGAATGCTGGTGATCTGCGAGATGAATTGAACAAGTTCCTTGGAGTTGATAAGCAGGATGCAGGGCGACTTGAGCCCGCTTCCACATGGTATGTTGGCCAGGTAATCCCCAAGGGCTCTGAGAGCCCTGACATGCCTGTTGGATCTAGGGTCCAGGACTCTTCTGAGTACCGTGACATTGCGGTAAAGCGTGAGGATGGTCTATGGGAGTGGATCAAGGTGCTAGGCAGCCTTGATGTGGCCAAGTCATCCGATCCGTTCAACTGGTCTTACTTTAAGGACGACTTTGATTGGACTATCCTTCAGGTTGGGAAGTGATACATGACCGCAAAAATCCTGACTGTAGACATCGAAACCTTTCCTCATCTAGGTTACTTCTGGGATAGGTGGAAGCAAGACATCAACATGATTCAGATCAAAGACCTGAAGAGTGTTTGCTGTTTTTCTGCCAAGTGGTTGGATAGCAACGAGGTGATGTACTATTCCGACTTCCATGATGGTCATCATGTGATGGTCAAGCAGGCTTACCGGCTGCTTGATCAGGCAGATATTCTGGTGACTTACAATGGTAAGACGTTTGACGTGCCTCATCTTGAAACTGAGATGATTCTCCAGGACACACGTATGGTTCCATCTCCTTATCAGCACTTGGACCTCTACCAAATCATCAAGCGAAGGTTTAAGTTCCCTTCAAACAAGCTAAACGATGTCGCCTCCAGTCTAAGGATTGGCGAGAAGGTTGCTCATTCTGGTTTCCAATTGTGGATTGACTGCATGAATGGTGACATCGATGCGTGGTCTAAGATGCGTGAGTACAACAAGCAAGATGTTGTGCTGACCGAGCAGCTTTACACCGCAATCCTACCCTGGATTAAGGTTCATCCTAATATCAATGTCTTCTCTGAAGATGATGTAGAAGGATGCACAAGGTGTGGATCAATGAACTTCCAGCGACGTGGGTATTACACTACCACCTTTGCAAAATATCAGCAGTGCTGGTGCAAAGACTGTGGTGGGTGGTTTTCCTACAAGACTGCCGAGAAGTTCACAGAGTTTAGGAGCAAGTAAATGACGATTACAATCACGGATGACTTCCGAGAGAAGGTGAAGAAGGCTGCTAGGTCTGTGTCTAGTGGCATCAACCAGATTGAAGCGGACGATGTAGAGCAGGACATTTGGGTTCGACTCCTTGAAGACACCAATTACTATGATACCTTGTGCGCGCAGGAAGACCCGTTCCAATCACTGAAGCGTATTGGTAAGCAGGAAGCATATAAGCAGAACTCTGCACTTGAATACTATTCTGGAAACTACACCTACAGCCCAGGAGAGGTTAGGGGGCTGCTTAATGAGTATCTAATTGATGTGACTATTGAAGCCATCTCTGAACATGTTGATCTAGTTGAGGGCCTTCTGATGCTAAAGACTGATGCACCAGGATACTTCAAGGCAGTCATTGATAAATGGGTTAATGGTACAGAGTCCAATACCAGCACCACTACTAAGGCTGTAGACAAGCTATCGATGTTGATGAATCAGGTCAACAAGGCAGCAAGGTATTCCTACGAGGGGCCTGGATCTCGTAAGGTATTGACCAACTCCCAGGCTATCGCACGAAAGGACAACTCTTGGAACTGACCGAAACTGGTAAGGTGGTCTATGAACGGACATATTCAAGGCCCAAGCCGGACGGGAGTAAAGAGACCTGGCCTGAGACAGTTGAACGAGTAGTCAGTGGAAACCTCGCGCTGGTCCCTGAGAAATACCACCTCAAGGGTGAGCGTGAGGCTTTGATTAAACTCATTACCGAGTTCAAACTGATCCCAGGTGGCAGGCACTTGTGGGCTTCTGGTGTGAAGGGCAGGCAGTACCTCTTCAACTGTCATGTGTCAGGTTGGGGAGAGAAGCTATCTGATCACTTCGAGTTCACCTTCATGAGGTTGATGGAAGGAGGTGGCGTTGGTGCCAACTATTCCAATTCATATTTGAACAAGTATCCTGCTTTGGCGGGAGGACCTTACATGGTGCACATTGTTTGCGATCCTGGTCATCCTGACTATCTAAAGATGGAGGCAGCAGGTGTGCTCTCAAAGGAATACACGTCCGAGTGGCAGGGTGCCTTTGACATCGAAGATTCCAGGGAAGGCTGGGCTTCTGCTCTGGTTGATTTGGTGGATACTTACGGACGTAAGGCTGCGAACCAAAACCGTGTCTATGACGTGTCGAGGGTTCGTGAAGAAGGTGCAAGGCTAAAAACCTTTGGGGGTAGGGCTTCTGGTCCTCTCCCGCTAGCCAAAATGCTGATTGAAGTAGCAGAGATTCTAAACACTGCATCCGTAGGCAGGAGTCCTACAGATAATCGAGGTCTAGTCACAGGCATTGATGCAATGAAGATTGACCATGCTATTGCTAACTGTGTGGTATCGGGTGGGGTTAGGCGTTCAGCCCGCATGTCTATGATGCATTGGAGTGACCCGCAGAGTCTGGAATTCATCAAGTGCAAGACTAATGGTGACCACTGGACTACCAACATTTCAGTAGTCATTGATGACGAATTCTTTGATCAGATGAAAAAGATTGAAGAGTCGGTAATCAAGGGGCATGCTGTAGACATGTCAGCCTGGTTTGTTCTTAGGGCCATCGCTGAGGGAATGTTGCACAATGGCGAACCTGGATTCTGGAACTACTCGCTGTCACAGGCAAACGAACCCAACGAAGTTATCTGCACCAATCCATGCGGTGAGATCACGTTGGAAGCCTGGGAGAACTGCAACCTAGGACATGTAAATCTAGCCGCGTTTGATACTCCGTGGTACCGTGGGGAGATTCATGAAGCCCACATGTATATGACTAGGTTCCTTATCCGAGCCACCTTTGGGGACGTCAATGATCAGAAACAGTCTGAGGTGTTGCTTAGGAATCGCCGTATTGGTGTTGGTCACCTTGGTGTTGCGTCTGCTTTGGCTATGCGAGGGATCAAGTATAGTTCCCCAGAGATTCTTGAACACTGGCTCTGGGAGTGGGCAGAACAAGTTGAGGAAGCAGCTATTCAGTATGCTCATCAGCTGAGGATTCCAGTACCCGTCAAGACTAGGACCGTTGCACCTACTGGTTCTATTGCCAAGATGCCTGGAGTAAGTGAGGGAATTCATCCAATCTTTGCCAAGTATTTTGACAGGCGAATCAGGTTCTCTACTCTTGATCCTGATCAGTGGGAAACTTGCATGGATTATGTAAACCGGGGCTACCATGTAGAACCTTCTTTGGTGGAAGAAAACACCATGATTGTGACTATCCCAACCAAGGATATCCTCATGGACCAGGTATTGGATAACGGATTTGACCCAGAAAAGGTTGTAGAGTCTGCGGCGGAGCTGACCTTGGATGAGATGCTGACATTCCAGGAGATGTATCAGAGGTGCTGGGCAGATAACGCCGTGAGTTTCACAGCCAATATCGACCCTAGTCTGTACACCGTTGACGACATCATGAATCATATCTTGGAGTTCGGACCGAAACTAAAGGGTATGACCGTGTTCCCTGAGAAGTCTATCCCGCAGAGCCCATACACTCGAATCACCAAGATGGATTACGAATTGTCGGCAGCCAAGTCTGTTGATGCATCGGTTGATGATGAGTGCGCAACCGGCGCGTGTCCAGTTCGATAGGTTCATACTGAAGGATGGTAAGTGGTATGACTGTGCTTCAGTTGATGGCCTAAGAGATTTACAAGAGGCTGAACCTTTAGGTAGGTTCAGCAGAGAATCATTGATCAAAATATATCAGGAGGAAAACCAAGTGCCACCTCGTGCAAAGAAGATTGTAGAACCAGAGATTGATCCGTTTGCGCCGGACCAGGATACCGAGCCTGGTGGAGATGCGGCAGACACGGATACTCCTCCGTGGGAAGTCGAAGACACCGAAACTGAAGTGAAGAATACTGTTACTGAAACTAAGACGGAGGCTAAGAAGGTGGATGAGTACACGGGTGACCGGCTTTCGGTGACCATCAAGCAGCACAAGGGTTACGAAGCTGGTTGGATTGTCTTGAAGGGTGACACTCCGGCAGATGTTCTGCGTACCATGCAGGACCCTGACTTCAAGACTCTCATGGACTGGACCAAGAGGGCCTCTGAGACGTTCCAGGAAGGCTCAAACCCCTCTTCCGGGGGTGGTAACACCAGCCAGGGTAGTTCAGGCTCTCAGAATCGCTCTCAGGGCCGTCCTTCGCAGGCTAGCGAGCACCCGAAGGGTCGTAAGGAATTCTGTGAGCATGGTGAGATGGAGTTCAAGACGGGCCTTGGTAAGAATGGCAAGATGTGGGGTGGCTTTGACTGCAAGGTTGATCCCAAGAACTGCCGTGGTGGTCGTGTGTGGGATAACGACTTCGGTAAGTAATTGATGCTGGGAGGCCCTTCGGGGCCTCCCCCTCTGTAAGGAGATAAATGAAGGTAATTCCTATCGCAGCAACCAAGTTGTTTGATCATGCCATCAATACTGAGACTCCCTACAAACAACATCAGATGTTCGAGGTAGAAAGTGTGCCAGCAGATATTGATGAGCTAGCCGAGTTGGCAGGAAGGAACTGTTATCAGTCATGGCACCGACCATCACCCAAGACAGCGACCAACCATGGATACTTGCACAATATCATTTCACAGCAGCACTTCTCAGTGATGGAACATGGAAGTGTCACTTTCTATGTGGAAGGTGTCTCCAGGAGTCTTCTGGCGGAACTATCTCGTCACCGTCATTTGAGCTTGTCCGTTGTATCTCAAAGGTATGTCGATGCGAATGACTTGATGCCTGTCATTCCTCCAATTGTAGGACTTCTACCTCCTAGCGACCAAGCTTGGACCGAAGCAGACTTGAAGCAACACTGGAATGCTGGACTAGAGTTGTACAATAATCTAGTTGAGTTGTTTGTTGAGCATGGCTATAAACGCAAGGAGGCACGAGAAGCAGCAAGGGCTGTACTTCCCAACATGACGGACACTCCATTGGTTGTCACTGGAAACATCAGGGCATGGAGGGATGTGTTGTTCAAGAGGTACCACCTCGCAGCCGATAAGGAGATCCAGAATTTCTCCAAAGAAATCCTAAAACATCTTTGCGTACTGTGCCCAAACAGCGTCCAAGATATCCCATCGGAAATGTATGGAAGCTAAGTCTTGCTCTAAGTGTAAAGAACTGAAGGGCTTGTGTGAGTTCAACAAAAACTCCAGGGCTAAAGATGGGAAAGACTCGCAATGTAGGGACTGTAAGTCGAAATACTATCACTTGAACTCAGATAAGTTCAGACAATACGCAAAGAATCAACGAGGATCAAGGACCCTGGAGCAGAGCAGGGAAATTTATTTCAGGCACAAATACAACCTAACACAACAGGCCTATTTGGGCCTGTTCCTGCAACAGGGTTATCGATGTGCCATCTGCTCCAAAGATATCTTGCCGGGAAAGCATGCACACGTAGACCACGATCATGGGTGTTGTCCTGGATACAAGTCCTGCGGTAAGTGCATCCGTGGGATCTTGTGCATGTCATGTAATCATCTACTGGGAAAGGCGGGAGACAGCATCCAAGTACTGCTTTCAGCAGTGGAGTATTTGGCTAAGTACAGGACATTGGAGAGAAGTATGGGAACTGAGAAGGACAACGAGAAGACTGGTGGGGAGAACGGAGACGTCTAGTTGAGGATCGCCAACTACAGAGTAGCTGGTGAGAATGTAAAGATTTACCGAGTCGAAACCGAAGAAGACCTCGAACCTTTTCGTGATTTCGTTCGGAGGAACCTTAAGGTTCTTGCTTGTGACTCAGAAGCAACAGGCCTGAACATCTATGCCAAGGGCTTCAGGCTACGACTAGTGCAGTTTGGTACTCCATATGAAGCATGGGTTATCCCTGTTGAGTATGGTGGCATGTTTGTTCAAGTAGTGATTCAGACCCTCAGGGCTGTAGATAAACTCATCTTTCAGAACGGCATGTATGACCTTCAGGTATTCAACAAGTGTCTTGGAGTAACCCTCGAAGAGTTGTGGCCTAAGGTCATGGACACCAAGTTGTATGCAATGCTGATTGACCCAAGGGCTCCTGAAAAGGGTGGCGTTGGTACTTCACTCGAAGACCTCACAAGGTTCTACATTGATGCTGAAGTAGCCGACACGGTTAAGGGCTCGATGTCTGTCTTGGCAAAGAAGTATAAGACAACCAAGACCAAAATCTGGGAAAAGGTGGATATCAATGACCCATGGTACAACCTTTATGCGGGAATGGACGGTATCCTTGCAGCCCGGTTGGCGTCAAAACTACCTTCTTTGGTGCCACAGTCAGCGCGACCTCTTATCGCATTTGAACACGAAGTCGCCGAGATTTGTTCTTACTACGAGCGGACTGGATTCCTACTCGATGAAGATTACAGTCTTGAGCTAGCCGAGAGACTACTAGAAACCGAAGAACAGAATCGAGAACTAGCACTCACATTTGGTTGTGAGAATGTTGGATCTACCGAACAGGTTGCAGAAGTTCTACTCAACCTGGGAGTTAAACTCAAGGACCGGACTCCCACTGGCAAACTCAAGGTGGACAAGAAGGTAATTGAGAAGATCCTGATGACTGGCAACAACAAGCAGAAGGCTTTCATTCAGGCTGTCTCGGATGCAAAGAAGGCTCGTAAGTGGAGGACCACCTGGGTTGAAGGCTTCCTGAACAACATGGACGAGAATGGTAGGTGCCACGCATCTATCAACACTCTTCAGGCTCGTACAGGACGTATGTCAATCACAGGCATTCCTGCCCAGACACTACCTTCTGGTGACTGGACTATCCGTAGGTGCTTTATTGCTGACCCTGGAGAATCTATTGTTTCGGTTGACTACCAGGCACAGGAACTCAGGGTATTGGCAGCACTGAGCGGTGACATCACTATGATCCGTGCGTTCAAGGAAGGCCTTGACCTTCACCTCCTGACTGCTCAAGCAGCATGGGGCAATCAGATCACCAAGGAATCTGTTGAACGTAAATACGCCAAGGTAGTGAACTTCGGCAGGGTCTATGGTGGCGGAGCAAAGACTGTGTCTGAACAGACTGGTCTGACCTTTATGCAGGCGAAGCGTGTGGTTGAAGCATTCGATGCTAGGTACCCTGGAGTAAAGGCTTATTCTGATGTGTTGATGCACCTCGCAGATTCACAGGGATATGTTGTCACTCCGACTGGCCGAGTTCTTCCGGTTGATGAGGGTCGTGGTTATTCTGCTTTGAACTATATGATCCAGTCTTCTTCTCGTGATGTTACTTGTAGGGGTCTTATCAAGCTGCACAAGGCTGGGTTTACTCCATACATGAGGCTGCCTATTCACGATGAGATTGTTGGGTCTTTGCCTGAAGGTGTGGCTGACTTGGGAGCTAAGCGCATGGCCAAGTTGATGTCAGAACAGATGGGTGAGGTGTTTATCGATACGGATGCAGATGTCTACGGAATGTCCTGGGGGCATGGATATGGAGCAGCAGCCTAAGTGTGAATGGCACCCAGAGTTTCCTAATTGTGGGTGCTGGGTGCCAAGGGAGGAAGACAAACGTGAAACCTAGTAAAACGTTTACTCAGATGGTTGAGCACAACGAGCATGAAGGTGAGTCCTGGAGTTTTTGGCTTCAGGTTGATGGTAACCAAGATGCCTTGAATGAACTCTGGGATTTGATCGAGAGTGAAGGAGAGGAATACACCTACGAGTTTACCGACGACACTGTCTATGAATGGGAACTTCAGGTTATTCTTTCTCACGGAAACTTTGGTAATGGGTACATGAATCAGCACCACAAGATTGAGGGAAAGCTTGTACTCCCTCAAGGATTCCAGGTGAACGACATCTACAAGGGCAAGATCGAGAACTTCTTTACCGAGGACTAACAATGGATGATCTACCGAGATTGTCTGCACACTTCATCACATGCCCTAAATGTGGTCTGCCGATTGAGGATGACAAGTATGTGTTCTCAGTCTGGGTGTGTGATGGAGTGTGCACCACTGTAGCAATACACATCAAACATACGAGTCAAGCGGAAGCTTGACACTAGGAGCACGGCTTTGCCGTTGCTCTGGGAGGAGATTTAGATGGGATTTATGACGCCTGATCTGTATTACAACCCGGACAAGTTTGGGCTTGAAGTCGTGGTAGAGGTTGAGTGGTCTGAGCCGTGCTATGACTTTGACCTGACCGTTGTGTGGATCGACAAGGACGGAACTTACTACTGGGCTAGCGACAGTGGGTGTTCGTGTCCGTCACCGTTCGAGGACTACAACCGTCTTGAGGATGCGAACAGCGGAACCAAGTGGGAAGCAATTAACTACTTGACTTCTCAGCTGAAGGATCGATTCTGGAATGAGAACGACTATGCGACTCAGCAGGTTGCCGATGCTATGCAGAAGTTGGCCGGACGGCAGTGAAGACGGTAATGGTGGCGGGGTCTCGGACTTGGATCTGGGACTCTGTCATCAGGAAGGCCCTTAGGGACGAAGAAGTGCATCGCACCCGCCTTATTCAAGGCGCAGCCAGAGGGGCCGATCTGATGGCAAGGTCAATGGCAGTCAATTGGGGGTGGGAGGTTGTTGATTATCACCCCAACTACACAGACTACGGTAAGGCTGCAACCCATATTCGTAACCTAGAGATGGTGAATCAACGACCTGATGTTGCTCTGTTCTTCATCAGGGACATGTCTAATGGCACTATGACTACTCTTGAGAAGGCTGTGAAGGCTCGCATCAAGGTCAGGTGCTTCTATCATGAAGACTACGCACTTTAAGGAGAGATAAATGACTCAACTGCTTGATCCGATGGAACTGATTAAGGAAGACACCTTTGGTGAGTTCAAGTCCTGGGGTTCTACTACTCGGGAGAATAAGAACAAGACTATCACCGAGAAGATTGATGGCACCAACGCATGTATTGTTGCACAGGATGGCAAGGTTCAGGCACAGTCTCGTAAGCATATGATCACGCCGGACGATGACAACTATGGCTTTGCTCGGTGGGTCTACGAGAACGCAGGTGCTTTGCTGGACACCCTTGGGTACGGATATCACTACGGTGAGTGGTATGGTGAGGGTATCCAGAAGAATCCGCTTGGGATTGAGGGCAAGCGGTTTGCTCTGTTCCACGCAACCAAGTACACCGAGGCCAATGGCTTTGACCTTGAGCGTGTAGACGGCCTGGAGACTGTTCCTCTGCTTCACCATGGTCAGTGTGATGTCTGGACTATTCCCAACCTTATGCAGGATCTTGACACCTACGGGTCTAAGGTCAAGGGAGCTAAGACCACGACGGTCAAGTCTGAGATTCCTGGGTTTGATGGCACGATGTTCCAGTTCGACAGGGCAGCAGACGCTGAGGGGATCATCATCTGGAACAACGAGACTAAGACTCGTACCAAGATGCTGCTGAAGGATGACGCGTTCCACAAGTGGGAGGTTAACTAAATGTGTCAGTGGATTGATACCACGATTACCGACAAGGATGGCAACGAAACCACCATCCAAACAGTTATGCGATGCAGTGACCCCGAGTGCATCAACAACAAGTAGCGAGGTGAGTAGTGCCAACAAGCGATAAGCAAGGTAAACTAATCTCCAAGCTGCTTATTCAGCATCACAATCCAGCAGAGATTGTTGACATCGGTCCTGGAGAGGGCACCTACTGGGATCTAGTTGAGGGTGAGACGTACGTGTGGCCTAACGGAAACATGCATTACTGGGTTGGCATCGAAGTGTGGGCGCCTTATATCGCTGAATACGACTTGACCAGTAAGTACGATCTGATTGTCAACAAGGATGTTCGAAACATTACCTTTGTTCCCTATACCGTATCCATGGCAGACAATAAGAACAGGCTGATTATCTTTGGTGATGTCCTTGAGCACATGCCTGAGGACGATGCTAGACAAATCATCCTACGGGCGAAGCAGCACTTCAGGTGGGTTCTTGTGAGTATTCCCATCGTTCATGCACCACAAGGTGAGGTCAACGGTAACCCCTATGAGACTCATCTCAAGCACTGGACGTTCGATGAGATGCATGAGGTAATGGGTAAGTGCATGGCTTTCAAGGGCTCTACCCTTGGAGTATTTTGGTGGGACTCTGAGGAGGATATCTAGTGGCAGATCACGTGTGTAACGCGGACATGGCCTCAGATACAAGGGATCTGATCCGGGTTGAGCCTGGAGGTAAGAAGACCTACCAAGTCTGGCAGACAAAGACCTGTGATATCTGCGGTAAGCTTGCCAGCAAGTTATCTCAAGGACTTGTAGAGGAGTGAGGGATGCATGAAAAGAATCAGGATGACTGTGGTCTACGAATTCAGTTGGGCAAGTGAAGAACTGACGGGCAGGGACGTAGATGGTATGGCCAATAATTTCCTTCAGGACCCTGCTGCTTTTATGAACCTGGAATACCCCGAATGGGATGAAGAGATTATCATCGACTTTGAGGATGTGACTGATGGAAATTGAAGGCTACGAATATAACATTCAGTATAGGTGGCGTAATGAGACGGAGTGGAATAAGGACACCACTTCGTGGCACTACATCTACACCAACCGATTCTCTGAGGATGCATGGTATCCTGCATTGAAGAGCGTAAACAACGCACTTGCGCAGATGAAGGCCACTAGGTACGGATACAACCGCAGTCACGACCGGGAATTTCGTATTGTAAAGCGTCCTTATGGCGCAGTGGAGGTTGTATGAGTGACCATACCTGCAACAGTAAAGATGTTGATGATCGAGATGAGGGGAGCGGAGACCACCACAAGATTCGAAGGTACTGGTCCTGTAGTATATGCGGAGCAGTCCAGTCCAACCAGTTCATTACAAGCTGGGTTGACAACAACATTGCTGGTGTAGACGGGGACAACTATCCAGGAAAGAGGCGCTAAATGAAGTACTGGTATGACACTGAGTTTTACGAGGATGGCGAACGTATCCATTTGATTTCTATCGGCATTGTGGCCGAAGATGGACGTGAGCTGTACTTGGAGAGCAGCACATTTGTCTGGGAAAACTTCGTCCCGAACAACCACTGGCTTTGGGAGAATGTTAAGCCTCATCTTGTCGGCGGAGACACGCTCAAGCACCCCAAGAAGATTGCTGACATGGTCAGGAAGTTTATCACCAAGGATGGTTCTGAGTTCAACAACGAGTTGTGGGGATACTACTCAGCCTACGACCATGTTGTTCTGGCCCAGCTGTTTGGCCGAATGGTAGACATGCCTGATGGTGTTCCTTGGTTTACTCAGGATATCCGACAGTTGAAGGCTATGCTTCATAACGAAGGTTGGGGATATTATGAATTCCCTAAACAGGACAGCACTGAGCATCATGCACTTGAAGATGCAAGGTGGACCAAGAAGGCTTATGATTCCATCATGAATTTTGCTCGTGGAGGTGTTGACTGGTGAGTGACATGGATGATCTGAACCTTCAGCTCATGCAGGAAGCCATTGAAAAAGCTAAGCAGCAGGAGGAAGCTGAGAAGCTTCGTAAGGCTATGGAGGAAAATGATGGGTAAGAAGAAGGACGACGAAGACGATGATATTGAAGCCATCAGGCGAGATGATCGCAATCTGAGCATAGCAGGAAAAAGGTGGGAAGAAGACATCGACGATCCTGCTATTGAACACATGAGGCTGATCCGAGAAGATGTGGAGCATGACGAATAATGTCAGGGTATATCTACCAGGTTAAACAGGGTGATGTGCAACTAGGGCAGGAAGAGCAGACCAGAATCCAGACTACCAGGAAATATCAAGCAACCAAGTTTCTGGAAAAGCAGCTGGCTGAAGGAGTGTCTCTGTCTGAGTTTGAGGTGACTCGTTCTCGGGATGGTAGGGCAGATTCCCTGGTTCATATTGATCCCTATGAGTTCATGAAGATTGATCTGGGGGAGTTGTGAATTGTGTAGACTGTAAGAGGTGCAGTCGTAGTGATTGTATCATTGGTGGAGTAAGTGTCTGCCCAGATTGCAGGTAGGAGGAGATAATTGAATGAGCGACCATCTTGGGAGGAGTACTTCCTCGGGATTGCAGAAGCAGTTTCATTACGAAGTGACTGCGAACGTGACAAAGTCGGTGCAGTTGTCGTTGGCAGCGACCGTAGAATCAGATCCACAGGATACAACGGAAGCCCAGCAGGTATGGAGGGATGTAGCTCATGCCCTAGGAGAACTTCAGATGTGGCTCCTGGTTCCTGCTACTCCAACTGTGTTGCCATCCACGCAGAGCTGAACGCACTTTTGTACTGTGACAGAAGTGACCTCCCTGACTCTACCCTCTACATCACCCGAGAGGCCTGCTACGGCTGTCTCAAGGCCATTCAGGCAGTGGGAATCAGCAGGGTGGTTACGCCGGACAGCCTGAACCGCGTTGTCTATGAAGCAGAGATTCTGTTGTGAGGAGATACCACAGGAGGATCAAGGGTGGGTTCTGGTATCACCTCATGATGATAATCCTTACTGGTGGTCTCTGGTTGTTTGTCATTCTGTGGAGATTCATGAAAGCATAGAAAAAGACCCCCTCCTTTCGGAGGGGGCACTAAGGTTACTTCTTTGGACGCTTCTTCTTGCGCCTCTTCTTGTACAACTCGGTTCTTCTTTACTTCACACGAGGTGAATCTACCGCGCCTAGTGGCGTAGCAACAGCCGCCTTGACAGCCGCAACTACAGCACCAGTCAGACCAGCTCCTAGAACAGCCTTCCAGTCTGCGGTGAAGACATCAAACCCAGCCAGAAGAACGATGGTACCGACACCAGTAATGAAACCAGTCCATAGGTCTTCGGCTAGTCTAGTCCAGTATGCCTTGGTTAGCATGAATATCTTATCCCTTCGATACAATGAGGGCTACAACAACACCAACGATGATAGGAAAGATCAGTGATGAGGCAACGGCAAGCTTCATCTGCCAAGCAGTATTGCTACGCCTGACATGCTCCGCCTTGAGGTCAGCCTTGACTTCGGCCAAATCCTTTTCTAGCTCACTAACCTTGTGATTCATTGAGGTAGACTCAACACTATGTCTAGACATGTATTCGGTGAATCTCTCGCTCAATGCTCTAATCTCGTTGTACAACTCGGTAATACCAATCTGGTGCACTGGTTCACTCACCCTTATCTCCCGGTCTTTATGATGCGCCTAGATAAAAGGCGATTAGTGCTGAATGCTGATCAGTAGCATTACTAAAGGTTGTAAGAGACCCACCTGAGTTCTGGTTGGTCCACAGTTCAAAGTAATCGGTGGTTCCGTTACAGAACACAGTCGCATGACACTGCGCAGACAACGCTACAAACCCTGAGGTATAGAGCTGCTTGTCCTGATATGGGGCTGCACCCAGAAGTACTGCACCATTCTTCCTGATCTGAGCCAGGAACGAACCAGTACCCGACGCAGGGAAGCACACGCTACCCCACACAAAATACCTACCTGCTACCGTAGGGACAATCCTAGAGATATTAGATACAGTAGAGTGAAATCCTGTACCTGAAGGATTGTCAATAACCTCAGCATTGAAGTTGATAGCAGTAGCAGTGGTGTTAGCAATGCTTTGGGTACCGGTACTAGACTGGTATACATGAACGTAAGGCCTAGTCATGGACAGACCAGTCACACGAGCATCCAAGTCATTGACGTTGTCAACAACCTTATTGTACTCGGTAGACGAAGCGATCTGTCCAGCAACCGCATAAGCCATAGGAACAAAAGGCATAGAAACTCCTTAGTGGTTAAGGGGTCCTAATTGCCCCAGATGAAAGTAGATCCCCAGATGCCATACTGAGCATCATCCCAGATACCACCAGGGGTCTTGATTAGCTTGACTGCATAGGTGTCAGTCAGACCTGAGTTGACTTCATACATACGAGTGATACCAAATACCTGCATATCAAACCGCTTACCAAATCCAGCCTCGTCAGACACACGATAAGTATCACCTAGCTGAATGCGAGGGTCTCCCGCAAGCGTGATGTTCTCAGTGTCAGGGACTGGGTCCTTGGTTACGTTCAGAAGACGACTGATACCGCCCTGCTGGTTGTGGTATTCCTGATACCAGGGCCCTGACAACTGAAGGTTACGACCACCATACTTGTTGGCGGAAGCTACATCCTTATAGGTGTAGGTCTTCGCAGTGATAGGCAGCAGCTTGGTTCCTGAAATCCTCAGTCCTGGGTCACCCGCATCAGACCACAGACGAGCTGGTTCCTTGTACCCATTGTAGATCGACAACACAAGGTTTCCCTCGAAATCAATCCACTGGTCAATGTCAAGGCCACTCACAAACGAGTCATCCTCAAAGAATGATCCGTTGTTGTGCAACCACTGAGGAACATACGAATGAATGATTGCGTCGGTCAGAGTAGGGAAGCTACCCGTGATGGTCTCGTACCTAGGAGGACTCTCAGGGGAATGAGTCTGCATGTCAGGGACACTAAATCGCCACTCACGACGGGTTCCACCAGGGATGTAGAAGTCCCACTCACTCTGACTCTCAAAGATCATGGTACCTAGAGACCTACGGTCAGTAGCCTCTACAGTAATGATGTTTCGAATAGAGTCAGACCAGTTGGTAAACCTCAACCCGGTCAGCTGGTCTAGGTTGATAGACCTTACCGGATTGTTCTGCATCATCTGGATGGTTTCATAGTTCCAGAACCTGAAGATGCCAGATTCATCCCAGAAGATAGACCCAAACTCAGCAGATGCGACTTCCCTCATTAGCTCCCATGCATCATCTACATCCACTACTGGCATGTACGAGAATCGGTTTGCTCCTGAGTCAAGAACCGCACAATACTCAGCAGACACCGAGCCGAAAGAGCTGATCCAATCCTGTGGAGTGATTCCGCCAGAGCCAAAGTTGGTTCCAGTGTAGTATGCATCGTTCAAAGGAACACGATGAATGACAGTACAGTATCCCTTGTAATCCCAGTTGCTGCCTGAGAAAGACCTTGGGGTGGTCAGGATCGACCACGAAGCACCCGTAGAGTTGGAGCCTGCGCTAAGGAAAGCACGTAGACCTGAAGCATGGAATGCATCAACCACAAAGTCAATCTTGACATAATTCTGACCGGAAGGGATGTTCACCCTTGAGGTAGTGAATGATTCTAGAGTGATGCGGTTAGCCCACCTACCCCAAGTCTGTCCAGCCCCAATCCAGATCTCACCAAAGTAATTGTCACCAAACTCTACGGACATCACCATCTGGTCAGGTGCGGTGAGGTAGTAGTCGGTTCCGGTAGCATCATCCTGAGTGACTAGTGTGAATCCTAGAATCTGTAGTGCACCTGGATTAATCTTCTCACGGTCCTCAGACCAGTAGATTACCTGATTGCCATATCCGTCCTGGACACCCGAGAGTGCAAGAGGGAACTTGTCAGCATCAGGGTTGTCTGGGTGCTGAGCCCCGTAGGGGGTATACATCTCAAAGTCAGCATCATCGTTGGGGAACTTCTGCGTCTGCCAGTTGTCCAGGAACCCATGGGTAGGCAGATAAGACCCAGTTCCAGTCACCCAAACCTGACACCTGGTTGGGTCATTGTCAGGAAGTCCACGCTCTTCTGGAGTCATAGGACGTGAAGGAGTGGGAGAGATGTTCGACTTACGCAGGCAGTGGTCGATAACCCACTGGGAATCACATAGCTGTGAGACCACAGAGTTCTCAGTTTCCGCCTGGTATTGGAACATAGCCCACTTAGGAAACTTGACAGGTCGCCTTAGTAGTTCAACTCGGTCAAGCGCACGAATCTCTACGTTGAAGTCGCCTCGGTCTGGTGAGATGGTGCGGATGTTACCCACAAACTGTGGATACCATACAATAGAGGTCGCAGTCTCCAAGCCAATCTCAAAGGTGCATTCCACACCGATAAGATCCATTCCCCAAAAGGGAGAGTTAACCTGATATGGGCTGAAGATATCTGCGATGGAATAATCAGTTGAATACTGACCACCGATAGACACAACCAATTCAGCAGCTGCGGCTCCCTCTACAAGAGTCAGGCTCTGAGGGGCACTACCACTCAAGGACCTGTCGGTGCGAGCTGATTCTACATACTTGGACATGTCCGAAAGTGCATGGGTGTATAGCCCATTACGGTTCCAGTCAACCAGAAACCTATGGTGAAACTTGCGCTCAGGTGAGGTAACTGCTACCTCAGCATCTGCCCCGCCGTGAGTCTGCATGTATTAGTCCTTAAGCTTCTAGTAGTGTCAATGAGCAATTCCTTAGAGGAAACCTAGGGGAAGTGGTTGGCATCTGATCAATAAAGACCAGCATAGATCCTCCACCCAATTGCCAAGTTGTAGGTGAAGATCCTACTTCGAACTGAAGAGCAGTAGAAGTAAAAGATACGTTGGTGGTTGAGATCCAGAAAGGCAATGCCAACGCCGCAGACGCAGGAGCCGTTCCTGACACATCAAACCTAGTCCATGAGGTAGTTACAGACTTGGCTGACGAAGTGATAGACAGGAACCCTGCATCCTTGTCGAACCACCCAATACCAAACGTTACGGTCTTAGCCGAATCAGCCTTCATGTAAGCCGACAAATCGTAGGTAGTTCCGACTGTGACAGGCACGCGCTTGACGTCATCAATATTGTAGGTCACTGATGTCCCAGGAAGACCAGTACGCTTTACTGATCGCACACCCGGTACTCCTGAGGGGTAGGAGTCTTCCCATTCCCAGTTATGGGTGTACCCAGCAGTAGGAGAATACACACCAGGACCCGCAAAGTATGACGTGTTACTCATAGAAGCTTCCTTGCTGAGAAGGTTCTTCTTGAGTGGGTTGATCAGATATACTGGGCCTGGGATGTGCCTTACATGCATAGCTTCAAGCCACAGATAATCATCTTCTTCCAGGTAAGGAAGGGTCATATCAATCTGCATCTTGACGCCAGTGACGTCCACCGTACGAGCCCCTGAAAGACCCTGATGGACGCCACCATAACGCACGTCAGAAACATTTACATCTCGTTCAGGACATTCTAGTGCACGAAGGTCCCCGGCAGGACCCAAATACCATTCGCCTGCCATGGTTACCTCCTAGCATTCATGTTGTTGGTCTTGTTAACTACACGAGCAATCTGTGTACCATCTGCCTTGATTTCCATACCTTCGATGGCCCTGGCCACCTGCAACCCAATTCCGCCAAATCCTTCAGCAGCGACGGCTGCCTGGATATCAAGACCAGCCTGCGCCATAGACGCAGCTTCCTCCATCGCCTTTACAGCAGCAGGAGTGCCCTGTTCAATACCCTTAGCCCAGTCTTCCATCAAGGCCATACCAGAATAAAGCGTGTAGCCCTGACCAGAGAAAGGTCCAGTCTTCGCAGGAGAGAACGGGAGAAGGTCACGAACCTGGTTTACCACACTCAGAGCTGAGTTGATGACAGTCTGAGCCATGTTCTTGATACCATCAGCAAGCCCACGCATCATTGCACGACCAGACTCAAAGAACTGCTGAGGCAGTCCGATAAGCGCATTGACAACACGTGCTGGGAAGGCGATGATTAGATCAAGAACTGCAATGATGCCTGCCTTGACGGCACCCTTAATGGCAGTCCAAGCACCCTCAAAAATCTGGTTGATACCCTGCCAGGCCCGATCAACGTCACCGGTGATGGTACCCATTACGACATTAATCAAACCCTGGATAAAGGTCATCGCACCATCAATGATCTGCTTGATTGATGGCCACACTTCTCGAACCGTCTGCCAGATACTCTGAAGTGCTGGGATAGCCACATCCAGAATAGTGCTAGCAAAGTCAATCAAAGGTGGCAGAATCAAAACAAGGATATCAATGATCTCGATAAGTACAGGGGTTAGATCCTTGACGATCTGTAGAAGTGCTGGCAGGGCAGTCTGAGTAAGCTGAGACAACTCCGGACTGATTTCCCTGAACACATCTAGCAGTGACTTCAACACTACCGTAGCCAGCTCAAGGAGAGCAGGCATTAGTGGAGTGATTGCAATCAGCACATCAGAAACAAACCTGAAGAACTGATTCAGGAATGGAGTGAGAAGGATGAAGGCCTGAAGCAGTGTTTCAGCCAGGATAACGCCTAGTTCACCCAGGAAGGCAAGCAGAGGATCAATGATAGGAGTAATCGCAGCAAAGGCCTTGATGAATACCTGATTCATGATCTCAGCAACCCGAGTCAGAAGAGGTCCTACGACCCTCAGAGCACCTACTAGGACAGTACTGAGAAGCTTGCCTAGGGTTTCTAGAGCAGGAGTGATAGCCTCAACCACAGGAGCTAGCTGCTTGAACGCCTCACCAAATACTTCGAACACCAGCTTGGAGATAGCATTCAGAACAGGCATCAGTGCTACGATAGCATCAGTGAATCCGGTAAACAGGATGGTGATAGGACCACCCAGTACCGTCATTGCTTCTAGGCCAACCTCAAAGAACCTGACAAAAGATTCTAGGAGGCTGTCCAGGACAAGGTTCAGGTTACGTAGGGCTGACCCTAGAGTTCCGTCACCGCTGACCCGCTTGACCATGTCCAGGAAGCTTGCTGAGAACCTGTTCATAGTGGCTGCCAGACCACCAAACTCCTGTGATGCCTCTGAAGCAAGGAGGAACAATGACCTCAGACCATTGTCAATGGCAGGGCGAAGCTGATTGAAGAACTTAGCAGTGTTCTGAAGTATTTCATTGATCTGAGCCATACCCTGAGCTGATGTAGCAAACTTGATGAAGTCCTTGACAATGCCACTCAGTGAGATAGCAATAGCATTAAGGCCCTTATCAAGTACAGGAGCAAGCTTGTTCAGCTCGATGAAGGGCTTAGTAAGCTGATCTGCAAAAGTCTTTGATAGGCTAGCCTTCAACCTATCGATAGTAGGGGAAAATCCCTTAGCCGCCTTCTTGATTCCTTCAATACCAAGACCGACTGCTAGAGCTGCTCCACCAAATGCAAACAACAGAGATGGAAGACCAGCCAATAGGGTGGCAATCAAAGCAAGAGCAGGAGCCAGGAGGAGTACTACACCCACAACGATAAGGCCTGTGCGCCCAAAACTACTGAAGCCACTAGATGCATCAGAAGCAGCATTGCCTACCTTGGATAGACTCTTAGACAGACTGTCCAGATCGCCCTTCTGATTTACCTTAGCCCCAATATTGATTTCTCGACCATTCAGACGCTTTACAGCACGGTCAAGAACCCTGAGCTGAGTCACAGCCTTCTTCGCGTTGACGTTGACAGGGATTTCTACCTTGAGTCCCTTGATTTCCTTCTTAAGCTTAGCCTGTAGTTCCTTGCGGAAATTAGAAGTATCCGGGACTACCTGGATAGATACACGGCCTACAGAGAAGCCTCCTGGACCCTTTGCCATGGGTTAACCTCCCCTAGCCTTTCGTTGCTTGGCCAATTCAAGTTGAGTTCTGAAAGCGTTCTGCTTTACCTTGGCCTTTGCTGGACGATACGATGGCTTAGGTGCCTTTGGCTTTCTCTTAGAGTTAGCCGCAGTCAGAACGTAAGTGTTGTTGTTGATAGCATCCAGAATGTTTGCCATCTGATAGGCAATCAAATTCCATTCCTGGTACTGCTCTCCACCCTGCATCTTGGCAGCAAACCTAGTTCCTGGTCCAAGTCCACGAATAAGAAGCATAACTTCTGATGGAGTGATTTCCCCTTGAAGGCAATGAGCAAAGTTCAGCTGGTACTGCGACCTAAAATCCTGATAAAGTTCCTCACCAGCCTTGTCAATCAAGGTGGCAAGGACTAGGCTTCCCCCGCCTGTGAACCTTCCATGTAGGCTTCGAACAAAGCAGAAATCTTTACCAGATCATTGTCGAGTACTTCAAGAAGCTTTTCGGTCTTGTCATCCTCAACCAAGTAGTCAAGCACTGCCTTGAGAATAGCCTCAACCTCGTCCTCGGTCAGGTCGTTCTTGTTGTCGTCCAGCTTCTGAAGCATGGCACGAACAGTGTCACGCTGCTCCTTTGGGAGAGCAAGAACCTGCTTCAGAGAGAACTTGGTACGACCAGCACTGAAGCCCCACGGCTTATACTTAGCCTGTACAGCTCGGTTGAGATCATCAAGAGTAAAATCAGACATTGGCGAACCCTTTCGTTGTAAGACGGACCCAATAAAAAATAGGGGAGTGAGGTAGGGTCCGCCAAGAATTCCTCACTCCCCAAACACTGATTACGTCAGGTTTACACCAGTGTCGTAGGACAGCCATGAGAATAGCGGGTTGGTTCCGGACTTCAGGATAGAAGCACGAAGCGGAACGCCGATAAACTCGTCAATGGCTAGCTCAATAGAGTCCTCACGACCCATTGAAACCTTAGACGCATGGAAACCAACAGTGGCGTCGCCATCCACGATAACAATCACAAGCGCAGTCTCGATGCCAGAAACTGAAGAGTCACTTACATCGAACTTGCCTACCGTTGAACCTGGATTGGATACACCATAGTAGTAGGATAGAATCTGCTCATCAAGCTGTAGCGCATTGAAGGTTACGAAGTCCTGAGCAGCTTCGGTAGTAACACGACGTAGGGAAGCATTCTGCCATGATCCCAGGGTCTCAGCATCTCCGCCATCAAAACCGAATACCGGCAGATCATCACGTGAGGTGTGTCCAAGCTGAGTCCAGCCTACAAGACCAGTGTCCGGATCGAATGCTTCAATCTGAGCAGGGGTTGGGGAGGCAGTGTCTACAGCAGCTACATAGATGTAACCTACCGCAGGAAGCACTACCGCATTGTCATTGAGTGCCATCTTAGGGCTAACTCCTTAAACTCGAATTGGCCGGATACCCAACTGGACAAGGTACTGAACACGCCAGGTATCGTCGTAAGGGCTATCGAACTGGGTCGGCCCTAGTGTCTCAAAGTAGGAACCAATGGAACCCTTATCAGGAACCACTGTCTGAGCCTTCCAGGCATTCCAGATCACCTGTCGGGCGTCAAGCAAGAGATTTTCACAGTCGATCAAATTAGTATCGCTGTATGCAGTAACCTCGATAACTGCACGATCATACATATCAACATCCACAGGTAGACCACCAAGACGACGGATGTTTACCCACGGAAAAACTCGGTCATCCACATCGGTTCCCCAGGAAGTCACCACAACTCCTGGCAGTCCAGCCCTGAGAATGGGTAGAACAACCTCCTGGATTCGTGGGATTCTACGTGTAACCATCCACAATCCTTAGGGGGTTAGCATGGCACGGGTCAGGATGTACAATCCATTAACCCACTTGCCATTTTCGGTATGATGCCCAAACTCTACTGAGATAGGAGCAGGACCATCCATGATTACATAGTGGTCAATGTGGCCGTAAGCCGTGGTAGATCGGTGACCCTCGTACTTGACATCATGTGCACCAGTCTTACGATGCATAGCCAGAAGAGCCTTACCTACTCTTGCCATCTTTTGGGCACGAGCCCTCAGGGCTGCCTGTACCTTGTCATCTTGGGCAAGATGCTTCGAAATATCGCTCGAAGGAATTAGATCAACCCTGTTGGCCATCAGTTCCTCCTGAGGATATAGTCAATATGAGCAGTTCGGTCAGACCCATTGTACCTACGAGCCTTACCAAAAACAGCCCATTCAACTCCCTGCCAGATCACCTTGGCATGCATTCCAATGACAGTTGTGAAAGACCTAGGAGGCCTAAGCCTGTACACCTGCTCAGAGTCGAATGCTTCGTTGTTGTCTTCGGTACGCCTGGCACTGGTGCCTGACTGGGCAAGCAATTGTACAACGCAGTTGTTTACAACAACAGGAGTTGATCCAGCCCTACGACTAGGGTTACCATCTGCATCAATATAAGTCTCTTCGTTATACAGGGTGATAGTTTCTCGACCCTTATCTAGCAAGGACACTTGATATCTCCCGTCATAAACTCACACCAACAAGGGTGAGTGGTCCTATCCCACTCCGGGAACTGGTCAAAAGGGAGACTGACGTCCTCCCACGGATATGGGCACTTACCGTAAAGAGGGGCTAGGGAAGGACGAATAGTGAAAGCACCATTCCTGATTCCCAGCAATGCCCACTCTGAAGGCAGGATATCAAGCTTACCTGAAGCAACTGCCGCTGAAATCTGGTAGGAGTAGTTACCGTCAGTCTCTGAGGTGAAACCATCTGGGTTTCGGATAAGACGTAGGATAGCCTCACACTCAATCATGATGAGCATCTGAGGATCAATAACCCCTGTAGATACCTTAGTATCCAAGTCAGGAATACGATACCTAATCATTAGCTCAACGTCATTGAGACGAGTGGTAACAATAGTCTGCTCAGACGAGTCAAGCGTGCGACCCAGCCTGGCTTCTACATCCTGATAGGTCGCATACGCCATTAAGACTCCTTAGAACGTTTCTGGCTTAGCCACAGCTCGAATCAGGGACATGAATCCCTTCTGGAGATCCGTCTTAGCAATGTTAGCCCAGCGCTTGTCAGTGTCTGGATCGTCAAGAACGATATCAACCCAAGTCCCAACCTCAACAGCAACTTCCTTGAGCTTGTTCATCAGATCGATCTCAGCCTGAGACAGATCACGATAGCCCTTAATAGGGGCTGACTTCATTTAGTTCGCCTTCCTTGGGCGACCCCTAGGCTTCCGTGGTTCCGGCACAACCGGTTCTGGTTCCTTGGGATCTTCATGTACAATTCGGTATCCAGTCATATTGGCATAATGCTGTGCCTTCTCATCGGATACCTCCATGGTCACTCGACCATTGGTCAGAATAGCCATATTACTTAACCAGCCTTTCAATCTCCTCAACCCAACGGTCAAGTTCAGGGCTGGGATCTAGTTCTAGTGAACGCTTCTTTGCCAGCACAGATGCAGCTTGCCACTTAATGGGGTCTGAGAGCTCTTCTAAGGCACGTTCCCATGCTCCCAGGTCTCCTCTATCCAGGAACAACCCAAAAGGCCCCTGTGACTCTCTCAGGCCCTCTGTAGGGTGTGCTAGGACTGGAATACCCGACGCAAGCGCCTCAACTCCGGCCATGCCGTAGGACTCATAGATGCTTGGCATCAACAAAATCTTAGTCCGTTTCCATACATCCTCCTTCATGTTAGCCGTCTGAGGTTGGATGGTCACATTAGGCAGTGAGTCATCAATGATCTGATCACCATGACCGCCCACGACTCCTAAGAACTTCTCCTCAGGAAACCGCTTGGCCATTTCGTAGAAGACCCTGCAACCCTTGTTCTCGTTCAGGTTGACCAGTGTGATGTGATCTCCTGGCGTAGTCATGTGCTCGTGTGCCCATACAGGTGGGTGGAGGACCATAGAGCTATTGACTACGTGGTCGAACTTAGACCTGATCCATTCCGTGTTAAATACGGTCAAGTCAGGCTTAAGAGTCAGGAGTTCTTGGTTTGGCAAGAAGTCGTTGTGCATGATAAACACAAACGGGATACCCAAGGAGTTGGCAATAGTGGCTGCCCTCTGAGTATTATCGTGGTGAGACACAATCACATCAGGCTTCCAGGCCTTGATCTGCTGACGTCCATACACCACATTGGTCACGTAGACCGGCACTCCCTCATACTCGTAAAAGGGAGGAGCCTCAGGAAGGACGGTTGCCCACACAACAACCTCATGTCCTGCCTCAATAAGTCGCTTACACATCGCATGGAGCATGGTTTCCGAACCGGCATTGCGATATGGTACGTAGAAGTGCGGGAAAATTGCCATGCGCATTGGCGGTCCCTAAAAAGAAAAGCGGAAGGCGGGGCGTACCCGGCCCATTTAATTCACGGATCAGTGAAACCTTCCTACGGATTAGCTACCCGATGGGTTGATGATCTTTACAAACGCATCAAGGTCGTTGACAACCCAACCGAAGGTGCACTCAACAAGCAGCGCAACCTGGTTAGTCTGCCACATTGAGATGGTGTTGGTACCATCAGTCAGCGTGACCTGGTCAGAAATCTTGTAGCGGATGTTGTCAGCAAAGCCCCACGCAAGCTGCTGGAACTCTCCACCAATCATCTGGGTGGTAGTCGCAGTAGCCGCACCAAGGTCACCACGAACAGCCTTGCCGTACTGCGCAGGGAAGCCGAGGATGTTACCCACAGTGCCGTTCAGAGAAAGGCCAAGCGGGTTAACCAGGTTACCGTTAACATCACGCTCCGCACCTTCCTGAATCAGGCGAGGACGGAATCGGGTGTCTACCGCCCAACCATCAAAGTCGAAGTCATCCGCAGTTACCAGGGAGTAAGCCGCGATTAGCTCGTCATAAAGGTTGTTGGTAGTAGAGGTGTCAGTGTTGACAATCTTGGTGGTGTTGTTCAGAACGTTGTCTGCGTCAATACCAGCAAGAGCGCCACCGGTTAGAGGCTGCTTGCCATGGAATACGGCTAGGTCAATACCACGACCAATAGCGAAACCAAGGTCAGACTGAAGCTGAGAATAGAAACCCTGCGGGTTAGTGCGGGCAAATTCCTCAGAGACAGTAACAATGGTCGCAAGCTTGATCGGCTGCATAACCTTGCTGTCCCACGCAACGCCGCTCAGTGGCTTAGTTCCACCTTCACGCTGAGCGTTGGTAGTACCAGTACCAACCTGTCCTACCTCAGGACGCTTGACGTTGACCGGGATAACAGTCTCACCAAACGACACTGGGATTCGACGACCCAGACGAAGAACAAGGGAGTTCTCCTGGGCCTTGGCAAACATTTCGGTGGTAATGGTCTTCGGAAGAAGGTCATCCGGAACGTAAGCAAGACGCCCCTGATGATCGTTCGTAGTATTCGGTGCTAGCTCATTGAGCATTGCCATTTAAGGTGTTCCTTTTCTTGTAATGCTTACTTCTTCGTAAGCCTCGACTGGAATAGTGCCGCAAAGGCATCTTCAGGGGTGGACTCAGTTGAGCCATTAAATCCGGCAGTACGGTCTACTGCCTTCTGCTTGGTGCCAGGACCAAACATTCCCTTAAGCTTTTCAGCATGTGCCTTGTATTCCTCAGGCTTTGATCCCTGAAGAAGTGCGGCAAACTCGACGGCCGTATCACCTGGAACACCGGCTTCGAGGGCAGCAACCAGCTTTGCATAATTGCTGGATGCAGTATCACGTTCCGCCACTACGGCGGACTTTTCGTCCGACAAGGACTTGATCTGGTCGTTGAATGACGCAGTCACTTCAGCCTTGACTTCATCAGCCACAGTAGAAGCCTTTACACGATAACTCGCAGCTTCCTTGTTAGCCTCTGAGATGGCCTTTCGAGCCCAATCTGGTAGATCGTTAGTGTTCTGGGCATCAGGCTTAGCGTCGGTAGTGTTCTCGTCAGACATAGTTCCCTCCTGGGGATGTAGTAGAACCAGTCACCCGGACTGGTAATTTAAGCAGCAGCCGCGAACTCAGCTGGGTTGATTTCCCCACGCTCAATTGCACGCCTGAAGGCATTTAGTTTGTCGTTCTTGGTGAACTGTGCACCGTAGAATCCTCGGGTTTCCTTCTTCCAGATTTCTTCCATCCGCAAGAAGTCCTCACGACCAGCCCAGTTGTCCTCATCAAATACTGGAACAACCTTGCAATCGCATCCTGGATGCCATCGGGTCATCAGATCGTCTAGCTCTTCATCACTTACATCGTTCTTGGTCTCAAGGATTTCAGCAGCGCCTTCGTGCTTGGCACCTGCCTTAAGTTCACGCTTGTAAACAGGACCCCTTGATACCAACATTAGACAGAATGCACAGGTTTCCCTGCCCGTGGCCACACGTGCAAACCCAACACGGCGGGTTTCTCCTCGCACCGCATTAAGCGCAGTTCGACGGCCACCATTCTCTACTTCCTTAGCAACCCTAAAGGCAGTTTCTACTACCTTGGCGTCATCAAGATCGATGACCCTAGCCTCACCAAAGATGGGCTTCATAGACTCTTCCAGCCAATCTAGCTCATAAGCAGGAATGTCAATGTCATAGTCATCGTCCCCTACATGCTCTACCCTCTGTGAATCGTAGAAGGTACGCATCAAAATGGCTGACTCGCGCCTGGCAGAATCAACAATGGGGAACATCCCCCTCACAATGAATCGCCAGGATGTCTGAGTAAGGGGAATGCCTCGATACGGAATAAGAAGGTTGAGAATTAGCTGTACAGCCCTAGACGTAATACTACGCTGGGCGCGACTGTACTCGGCTAGCTGCATTTGCCTGGTTGTCTAGTCCCTGCTGAGTTGCATCCTGAGTGAACAGAAGCTGGTTCAGCTGAGATACTGGATCAGACTTGTCCATCTTCTCCATTTCCTTACGCTGAATGTCTGAGTAGCCCAAGTCGATACGAGCCTGCTCGGTCGGAATAATGCCCTGCTGATGTAGCTTGGTAATTCCGTCAGACTTAGCAGCAAAGGTAGGAGTAGAAGGATCACGCCATACAGTTTCAAGCTTGAAAGCATCTCGTGGAATAGATCCATCGATCACAAGCATGCCGAGGCGCATTGCCTCTTCCCAAGACTGACCAAATAGTCGTGCCTTACGCTCAACCTTTTTGATGAGACGGGCTTCAGATGACTTGATGGCTTCAGCCGAAGCTGGATTCTCGGAAGAGAAGGAGAGGTACTGAGGGGGTAGACCAGTGTAGGAAGCAACCTGCTTGGCAAGCTCCTGAAGGGCGTCTACATAGTTACGCAGATCAGCGGAAGAGAACTGGGTTGCCTTGCCCTGATCATTCTCAAAGGCCATGATTCGAGCCATATAGGCTTCCATGCTGGCACCTGGTGATGAAACATCCATCGGGAAGTCTTCCTCGGAGATACCGAACAAGATCCTCTGGGGGATTGCCATAAGTTCAGCCGCAGACTGAAGGTTCATCATGATTCGAGATGCGGCATCGGTGGCTGACCTGAGTTCCCTCGAAATCTCTGACCTACCACACCATTCATGGATACGTGAGCGATTGACCAAAGGAGAAACAAGCACTCGATCAAGGTCATGCTTCACTCGATAGTCGACGAACCACTGAGAAGACTGATTCTTACTCTGCCCTAGGTACACAGTTTCGTTTGGCAGGTACAAGGCAACATACTTCTCATTGGGGATCTCGGGATCTTCGTAGATCCTTAGTGCATTCTTGACCTTGCGTGTGCGGTAATCCTGCTTTGCAATGAAGTTGAACGGACTCTCCAGACGGATAATCGGGATTTCTGGGTCTTCGTCCAAGTCCTCATTAGGAGCAGATACCGTGACATACGCAATGCCATGCACAAGTGCTTCGGTGTGACCAGGGCCGGATTCAACATCTAGCAGATTAGCCTGCCACCAATCACGCAGACGATCATCACCGCTGGATTCATCACCCATACGGAAGTCTTCTACGTCCAGACGCTCTTCAAGAGACTGGATATACATGGCGGGCCAACCTACAGCCGCAGTCAGAAAACGCATCTCAGGAGGCGTCGACAGGCCAAGAGCACGAAGTCGGAAGGAGGCGTCAAAGTAAGCCTGGTTATTTTCTAGATCTCCCTGCTTACCATTCAGCTCGGTGAGTAGATCATCTACAAGAGTATCATACTGAGTAGCCATTACCTTAGAATCGTCACCCCCTTGCCCTTATTGTTCTTGTTCATTAGGAATTCCTGTCGAGCACCAAAAGCAAGAACCGCACACACAGCCGCATCGATCTTACGGCCAGAGTCCTTGGTTGCCTTACTAATTGAAATGCCAAAGTTGTTGGGACGCCTTACGGCGTTGTTGATATGCCTCTTCAATACAGGAGAGCCTGCGTGGCAGATTTCTAGCTCATAGACAGCATCTTGGAACCTCTCACAGTCCAGCGTGAAGTTCTTGATGTTGGATCGCATGTCATACCCAATTGGATGCTTCTGAGTGGCCCTAATCTTCAACTTGCGGCCATACTTAGCACCCCACTGGTCAACATATGCTTCAAATTCACGAACGTCAGACCTGAATGCCACTACATCGTAGGTATTGAAGGCCCAATCGACTGTATCATTCACGTCTTCTCGGGGAACTTCTCCACCATACTTTTCTGGGTCCCAGACCTTGATAGGGAATATAGCAGCGTCATCAACCCTGCAAGCAACCAGAGCTGTCCAGTCCTGAGACTTTGAGCCGTCAAATCCAAGTGTGATTCGATCTCCCTTTTGGAGCGGACGAAGTCCTGGTACATACGCTCTATCCCATTCTCGTGGAGAAATCCACGCATCTTCAGCCGCGTTGATCTGGTTGAGGAACTTACGCCTAGATTCAATTACGTCGTTCCTGGCGTCCAAGATAGATGCAAGGATGATATCCACATCCAGCCATTCTGCGTCACCACGTGCGATCAATAGACCACGACGAAGCTTGCCCAGCGCCTCCTGATAGGCAACTTCATCCTCCAGTAGATCAGCAATCTCGCCCACGGGCGTGTCAGGAGGAGCCTCTAGGGCGTCATACAAAAACCCTGAGTCTACGGCTTCTCCGGCCTGAACCTTCTGATAAGCTTCCCAGTCATGTTCCGCATCCGATTCCAAACCTGGAATATGCGCGTTGCAAATAGAAAGACTGCGACATACACCGTAGGCACCCTTCGTGACGTTACCTGCAATGACGTTGGCCATCAGAAGGCCTGAGTTTGCTTCTACCCACCACTGAGTTTCGTTCTTGATAACAAACGTAGGACGCTTGCCCTCCAGTGAAAGGGGAGATGAAGTTACTGCCTCAATGAAGCATGCGCCTTCAAACGCATCAACACGAGTCTTATGGATTTCCATCTTGTACTCTTCACGCATCTTTTTTGATGCCATGGCAGGGAACAAGGTGAAAGTATTACGAGTTTGGTCCTGGGATACGGCTGCAACCTGAACCCATGCGGCAGGCTTACGCTTACCTACAGGATTTCCGTCTCGATCCCAGTGGGAGAAGGCGACTGGTCCACACAATTCGGCCAGTGACATTGCAGCTGCGAGGGGGTCCTTGCCCCATCCCTTGAGCCTGCGCAGCAGTCCATTTCGGTAGATGAATCGTCCAGAATGTGGGTCGACTGCATACCACCACAACAGGAAACGGAACTGTTCTTGCGTGACAAGGAAGGGCTCCCCGGCTCGTGGTCCAGTGGGCTGAATCAAGTAATCAAACATCCACTGAACAATACCATCTCCTAGAGTCTTTTCTGGGAGATAAAAACCCCCTGACTCTAGTCTCTGCCAGGTGGGACCGACAATGAAGCTAGGAGCAGGGAGCAGGGCAGGCGTACTCATCTGCTCTCCTTTAAGTTACATTTAAGGGCTACCCTCGTTAGTCAGGGTAATCTCATTCGGATATACGGCAGAACCCCAGGTCACACCTGATCCTGCACGATACATATAGGCCAAAGTTACGTTTCCGCTCACGATATCGTCTGCGGTGACAACCCACTTGATCGGGGCGATCCGCCTGTTGAACTGGGTACCCATGTAAAGACCGCCATGGCCGTTAGCAGCCTGAGTGCTAGTCTTAGAAGAGTAGTACCTCAGTGGAGTGTTTCCGTTGAGTGAACACACATCCATTTCAGCATCTGCACCTACAAGTGCGATCACAGAAGGATCTAGAGAAAGAACATCACCAACCGCCGCAGGAACAGTTACTCGCCATGCAGCCCCACTTACAGTCCAGGTTCCTGAGGTATCTCCTGGTCCGAAGGTGGATGTGACGATTCCTGTGGTTCCGAACGCCTTGACCGGCGGAACAATGTCTGAGTCCAGAGCATACTGAGGATGAGGGTCAGCAGCGGCAACGTGAGCACTGACAAGACTAGCAGCGGTTCCAGCATCTTCCTTGCCATCCAATGCGTCTTGAGTCAAAGTAGAGATCGGCTTGGATAGGTCAGAAGTGTTGTCGACGTTGCTAAGGCCAACCTGTGCCTTGGTATAGTCCCCGGACTGTGCGACTACCGCACCCGTCCGCCCAAACACAGATGATACAGCTCCTGAACCGCCTGCTACCTCGATGTTACCCGAAGCGTCAGGGCCTACTCCATTTACTGTACGAACTGGTGTAAGGAGTTCCTCTGGTGGGACCACGCCAATAGCATCTGGAAGATTGACGTTCTGACTAGCAACTACCTCGATAACCTTGGGCTTGAAATACAGCTCAGACAATCGTACAAGTGTGTTATAAAAACCGGCTGGCAAAGTGACATTTAGTTGGCCTGCTGGCACGGCCACTTCGTGACGAACAGGGATTACAACTCCGTCTGCATCATCCGGAATCTCGATCTCATGCTGAAGGAGGAAGATAATCTCACCAACAGCAAGATTACCTGATGGAGTGTACCAAGTGCCGGATACAGTCCCGGTTGGTACCGATGCTGGCAATGGCATTGATACATCCTTTCGAACTTAACATTGTACCCCGTGACAGAATCGAACTGCCGTCTACTGGGTGTAGGCCAGTAGCTTTCCCATTAAGCTAACAGGGCAAACGACAGAGACACCTAGGACTGCTCTGTCTAGTCTGAGTACGAGGATTTGAACCCCGGACAATCGCGCCCCAAACGCGCCGCTCTACCAAGCTGAGCTATACCCAGATACACCAGTTCAAGGAATCGAACCCTGTCCTACTCCTTTGGAGGGAGGTTGGTCACCATGACCTAACTGATTCGACGGAAGAAGTAGGAATTGAACCCACGGCGCACAACGCCGGATCGGATTAGCAATCCGACTATGGCACCAGCCATTCCATCTTCCGTGGCGGAAACTAAAGGAGTCGAACCCTCAGGCTTGCACCTGGCACGGTTTTCAAGACCGCTTACGCACCATCGCGTGCTAGCTTCCTTATCGTTGACTGCATACAGGACTATGTCCTTCTGTCTCGTAGAAATGCATGCATTCTGGACAAATCTTTTCTTCTGCCATGTACTCCCGGTTGGAATCGAACCAACGTCTCCTGATTAAGAGTCAGGAGCTAATCCCCTCAGCTACGGAAGCAAGGTTGCCACATACATCGCTACTCCTCTACGCAGGTTTACCCTCTGGAACGCGGACGTCTCCACTTGCGATGCATGCAGTTGTACCTACCCTAGGTTTTGAACCCAGTACCTTCTCCTCATCAGGGAGACGCTCTGACCAATTGAGCTAAGTAGGCCTGTGTATGCCACGTAAGACGGCCTCGCCATAGTCCGCCACTGCAAACTCTACACACGTTAAGGAAGTGTGCAGCTTTGCTCCCATACCAGGAATCGAACCTAGATTAGCGGATTAACAGTCCGCCGCATTGCCATTATGCTATACAGGATTAAGTGAGTTTGTCTCCACCCAGAGAATGTTCCAATCGCAAGGCCACTGGCCGTACCTAGAACCCATCCTACTCACCTGGGCCTTTGTGGGTCTTGAGGGACTCGAACCCCCATGATCGCCTTCGTAGGGCGAGATCGTATCCATTGGATCAAAGACCCTTTACGTGCCACTCGATACACAGTCAATGACATTAGTTCGTCATCGCTGCATCGCTGGACACTAGTACTTGTGACAGGAGTCGAACCTGCATGCACTAGAACCTAAATCTAGCGGCTCTCCAGATGGCCTACACAAGCAAGGACCCCTTGAAGGGGACCATTGATTCACAGAGCGCTTACGATGGGACTTGAACCCACATCTCCCAAGTTGACAACCTGGTCCTCTACCATTGAGATACGTAAACATTGCCGCTCGCTTATGGTGGTCCACTTCAACACCATACCAACGACTCTCCACGATTGGGACGTAGAGGAGCTGCCTCCCTAGGATTCGAACCTAGAACAGTTGGTTCAGAGCCAACCGTGTTGCCAGTTACACCAAGAAGCACTAAGCGCAGGTAACCTTTCAGTGGGACTTTAACCCTCCGCGCCTTTGAGCCACATGTACGATTTGAACGCACGACCTGAGACTTACTAGGTCCCTGCTCTACCAGACTGAGCTAATATGGCTTGGAGCGATATACGGGTCTCGAACCCATCCTTGCTGGGTGGAAGCCAGCCGCGCTACCTTCTACGCTAATATCGCATTGCCGGAACTGTAGGACTCGAACCTACCCGCCTGGTACTTCACACCAGTGCTCTTCCTGATGAGCTAAATTCCGTGGACTGTAGTGCCGGAGTTGAACCGAGCAACTCTAGGGTCACAACCTAGGGTTTTACCATTAAACTAACTACAGAGTGCCGTCCCCTGGATTCGAACCAGGGAGTAAGAGCTTATGAGACTCTTAGATAATTCCTCCTCGTTGAACGGCTGGGGGCAAGTGATTTATAGACCCGCTTCTTGCCCATCGGGTTGTGCAGGTAGCGAATACTGCACAAGTTTATAGTTGTGGACGCGAACAATAAGGCGATGCATGCCAGATATTACACACAGAACAGTAGATGTCTGACATGCTCATCCGCATGGTGGCCAATCGTGCCATCTTTTGCATTTGTTGCACCATACTGGGGTTGGCTTGAATATTAGGACTCACCCTTACGGACGATATCGACGTCAAGGCGCTCAAAGATCATATTGGCAACAGCAGCCGCAAGACGGTTGTAGTCAATCTCGCCTACTGCAATATTGTCAATCTTGGTTTCCAGTTCCTTGACCTTCTCCAGGGTGTCAATAACATACGTGTTGGTATACGTAAGCCACTGACCTGCCTGATATCCAGCACCCTCATCGTTGGTGAGGATCTGTTCCCAACTCACTTCATCTTCTCCAATTCCTCCGCCACCAGTGCCCCCGTTGAGTACTCGTGCCAGATCGTCCCGCGTACCGGGATACCAATTCATGTCATGTGGCGTTGAGGTAAACTGCATCATTGCCACTGAATTATTGCCGTAGTTCGACCAGGCCGACTGTGGAACCAGTCCGATACCCACTTCACGTGGACGTGCCACATAGTCTGGGTACCAAGATGCCCATAGTCGAGGAAGACCGCTCAGATCCGGACGTCCCATTTCTACCCAATACCACCTAGGCAGATACAAGAAGGGGCTGTCATAGCCCTCTTCCCGAAGTAGCCTGATGATCTCTCGGGTAAGTGCCAGTGATCCAGACCCACGCTCGACATCAATAATGACAGGAACGTTCTGTGGTACCATTTCCTTGATCAGATTTACCTGAGACTGCGCACTCACATCACGCTGGTAATGGTAGGCTGCGACTAGGCAGTTGTTGGCACGTGCATTGGTCAGGTGCTGATTGAACCTGAAGTCCCTGAAGGAGTTTCCCTCAGACGACTTGATAAACGCAAAATCCCACCCGCTGAAGTTGAAACTTGACTGGTGGTTTGAAACATCGACGCCAAAGACGCCCATTAGTGCCTCCATGGCTAAAGTTTGTCCGGGGAGTCAGTGGAAGGAGAGGAACACCGACTCAACCCGAAGCTTGTTTATTACTGGTAGTTGAACATATCTCCAAGATCGTTCTTGTTGGCAAGTTCACGGAAGTAGTCACTGATGTTGACCACGTTATCCTTGACTGCCTCACGCTCGATCTCCATGCGAACCCTGCGCCTTGAACCTTCTGAGACCAGAAGATCAGTCAGCATCTGATTCACTACCGTCAGCATCTGGGCTGACGGCTTTCCTGTATTCAGGAGCTTGTTCAAAAAGTGGAGTGCCACTCGGAAATACTGCCAGTCCGAAGCCTCGTAGTACCTCGCCTGTGCTGATTCTCCGACTGAATTCCAAAAGTCTGTGATGATGGGGTGTACGTCATCCCCTAGACCCAAGTTAGGCTTCTTGACGACACCAAAAGCCTGAACCTTATCAATGACGTTCTCGTCACGATTCCTGACACGTTCATGTGAACGCTTAGGCACTGGTCCATTCTGCTTGTTGACTGATGCCTTCATGTCACCTCCTGGGTGGTTCTGTTTAACTGGGCTTCCTGAGCCCAGGATGATTCTCCCTAGGACGCTGCCTGAGCATCCTCTTGCGTTGACGTTCGGAGACTCCCTCAGACGAACTCTTTGACCTGTGACAGTCTGTGCAGAGACTCTGAAGGTTACTCATATCGTGGTTATCTCCACGAATAATATGATCTACCTCTGTGGCCTTAGAGCCACAGAGCCTACATTCATGAGAGTCTCTGGCGAGAACTCTCTTGCGTAGACGAAACCAGTTACTAGGCAGACGACTCTTGCGGTCGCTGCTTGTCCACTGACCTGAACTTTTCAAGTCTTACCCCTTTAAGGAAAAGTCCTTAGGGGACTTTTCCAGTATTAAGAGCTTCATCAGAAGCGATTAATACCAGTTATCTCTTAGGAGCCAGCTCTTGAAGGCTGGCTCTTACTCTAAGTAACTAATTATTACTAAGAGTAAATAATTAACTATAATATTCTAATTATTTCATTAAGGGCTCTTTGAGGAGCCCTTTAACCTAGTTTATGAGTAGAAAAGCTAAAGAACTAACTCCTCACCCTCCTTAAAGGTTCCCTAGGTTCAACCTCTACCCTGTATATGACGACGCAGCGGCGGTTATGCGTCCTCCTGTGACGCACCTCACACTAGTATTCCTGTTTTCCCAGGTCACTGGAGACGCCTACCTACGGTAGAGAATGGTACGCCTGTACTACTTTTGACATCTGACCCATCCTCGAACGGGCAAACGCTATA